ATGCCATGGGAGTAAAAAAGAAACGTTGTGATATGGGTAAAGTTCCATTTGATGAAGATCTTTGGAAAGCTTACCGTTGGTGTATTAGAAACAATATAGCAATAGGCCCAAAATCACGTAACGATACAGCCTGGTATATAACTATTGAAATCAATGGTAAAGTTAATACCACACCTGTTACTTATGGCAAAACAGAAATATGGACAAAAATATTTGAATATGCGAAATACTATTTTGATAAACATAGAAAATGACTACAAAGAACTCATTAACGAGATTCTCAGAAGAGGATTGGATAAAGCAGATAGAACAGGAACTGGGACGAAGTCTGTCTTTGGCAGAACGATTAGACACGATATGTCTTTGGGGTTCCCTATTCTTACAGGAAAAAAGATAAGCTTTAATGCCGCGAGAACTGAATTGCTTTGGATATTACAAGGTAGAACTGATTTAAAATACTTAGAAGATAATGGCGTTAAGTATTGGCGACCAGATTATGAACGTTCAGGTAGAACTGATGAAACATTAGGCCCTGTATACGGAAAACAATGGCGTGATTTTAACGGCGTAGATCAGCTCAAAAATCTTGTGTATAGCATCAATACTAATCCAGACTCTAGACGTCTTATAGTTAGTGCGTGGGCTCCACACGAGATGAATGATATGGCTTTGCCTCCTTGTCATTACGCTTTTCAAGTTTATATTAATAACGGCGTTATGGATTTAATGTGGCAACAACGTTCGGCTGATGTATTCTTAGGTTTACCTTACGATATTACAATGTACGGTTTACTATTAGAAATGTTAGCTAAAGGCGCTGGTTTAAAAGCCGGCCAATTAGTAGGGCAACTTGGTGATTGTCATTTGTATAATAACCATTTAGATCAAGCTAAACTATATCTTGATAGACCAAGACGAGCATCGCCTAGTGTAAAGTTAGAAGAGGGGATTAGAATATCTAAAAAGATGGATGATCACGGTAAATTAATAATTCCAGAAAAAAGTGAAATCAAATTAAATAACTACAATCCTTTACCTGCTATAAAAGCAGAGCTAAGTGTTGGTAAATAAAAACAAATATGTATACAATCTACCACATTCCTGGTAAGAAAATTGGTGTTACACGTAATATTAATAAAAGAGTTACGGAGCAACAAGGATATGCACCAGATGAATACGAAGTTCTACTTACTAGCGATGACATTAATTATGTGTCTGATATGGAAATAGAACTTCAAAAGTCTTACGGCTATAAAGTCGACAGACAATCTTATAAAAATTTAATTAATAAAAACAATAAAATGAAAATTAACGCTACAGAGCAGACCTCAACATTCCCGTGTCCATTAAATAAGCTGAAAGGCAGATTAATGGACAATTTAGACTTAAGCTGGGAAACATCACACGGTAATTTTAAAGTTACTAAAGAAACTATACAGTGGATATTGTCTAACGCTAGAACATCTATGTACGATGCTAACCGATGTTATGTATATAACAAAGCTTTTGCTAATTCATTTTCTGATTTACCAGCTGATGCAGCTTCTAGGTTTGAATTAATAAGACAGTGGGCTCACGTTAGAGGCATATACGACAAAGGTGATTCTAATACTCAATATGTTAAACTAATGGAAGAAGCTGGAGAACTAGCTAAAGCATTACTTAATAAAGATAAACCAGAAGTTATCGATGCTATTGGTGATATGATTGTTGTGTTAACAAACTTAGCTGCTTTAGAAAATCTTAATGTAGAAGACTGTATTGATTCAGCTTACAAAGTAATAGCAAAGCGTAAAGGTAAAATGATTAACGGAACATTTGTAAAGCAAACGTTATAAAGCGCGTAAAAGCACACGTTAAGTACAAAAAACGTGTATAAAGCATATAAAAACGTACATAAACCTAATTAACGCATAAATTAATATACAAATCATAATGAATAAAAAAGAAATAGAATTTAGAGACCCAGTTGTTGAGCGTGTTGTTAACAAGTTTGTATCAAGATCTGATGTAGGCTTTGCTAAATATGGAGTAACACTTCAAGATGATCCTTCAAAAATGTTTGAGTGGCTTAATCACTTGCAAGAAGAGCTTATGGATGCTGTGTTATACTTACAAAAAGCTAAAGAAACTTACACAGACGAATTACAAGATAAAATAATAGAAGATATGGATCCTGTAGATATATCAAACTATATAAAACTATCACAAAATGATATCGAAGTTATTGCAGAAGAAATTAAAAGCCCAGGCAATCCTACTAAAGCTTTGGTAGATGCTACTGAAAAGTATAAAGAAATACTAAAGTAAATGAAAAAACAATTTAAAAGAAGAAGCGGAAAGCGCGGGCCAGTGAGAGCAAAGAAGGTATCATATGATGGTATCGACTTTGCTTCCGGGCTAGAGAAGCATATGTATATAGCTTTAAAAGAAGCTGGTATAAAAACTAAATACGAAGGAGAAACTTTTGTTTTATTATCTGGTTTTCATTTTGAGAACGAAGTATATGAAAGACAGGCTAATGGTAAAGGAGAGTATAAGAATAGAGGATGCAAACGCATATTACCTATTAAATATACCCCTGATTTTATTGGCGAAGATTTTATAATTGAAACAAAAGGTAGAGCTAACGAATCTTTTCCTATGCGATGGAAGTTATTTAAACTATTAGTAACTAATCAATTTCCTGGTTATACGATTTATAAACCACAAAACCAAGCAGAATGCAAAGAGACGGTAAGAATAATCCTTTCCAAGAAAAGCTAATAGCTAGGCAAAAATATGCTGAGCGTCAAATTGACAAGTTTGTTAAATGGAGCTGGGAAATTAAAGGTAAAGTCAAATACAAAGATATAAAACAATTACAAACTAAATACGGTATACAGTGTTATGGACAAACAAGACGAGAATAAAAAAGCATGGGCAATAGAAATCGGTATGTATCCCGGTGTATTGTTAGGTGTTAGAACTTATAAGCAAGAAGATAGAAGTATTCACGTGCTTTACTTGCCATTTATAGACATAGCTTTTTATATGTACAAATGACAGACGAAGGAAAAATAGAACTTATGGATATGTATGCTAAAAACGTATTAGAAGAAATGAAGTTAATAACAAAAGCTTCTACTAAAAAAGAAATGTACGCTTACATAGAAGCATGGGAAAACGAACTACAGACATTAACTTATATAACAAATGACGAATAATGGGATTATTTGATAAAAGAATAGCATATAAGCCTTTTGAGTACCCCGAGTATTACACGGAAGGCTGGTTAAAACAAGCTCAAGCATTTTGGTTACATACAGAAATCTCAATGCAAGGCGATATTAAAGATTGGAATGAAAAACTTAATGAAAAAGAAAAACACCTCGTCGGAAACATTTTACTTGGGTTCGCTCAAACAGAATGCGCAGTGTCCGACTATTGGACTCAAAAAGTTGTTGGATGGTTTCCGAAGCACGAGATCCAACAAATGGCAATGATGTTTGGTTCGCAAGAAACAATACATGCGGTTGCATATAGTTATTTAAACGAAACATTAAAACTAGAAGACTATGAAGCGTTTTTACACGAACCTGCTACGGCGGAAAGATTTGATAATCTTGTATCTTATACTGGCAATAGTAGAACTGGTATTGCTAAGTCTCTTGCTGTATTTTCTGCATTTGCCGAAGGGGTTTCTTTATATTCTGCTTTTGCGGTACTTTATTCTTTTCAGCTTAGAAACTTGCTTAAGGGTATTGGGCAACAAATGAAATGGTCAGTAAGAGATGAATCTTTACACAGTAAAATGGGGTGTCAGTTATTCCGCCATATGTGTGAAGAAGACAATCAATTACTAAACTTATGCCGAGAAGATATAATAAAAGCTGCAGAAACAATGGTTTCCTTAGAAACAAATTACATTAACAAAATGTTTGAGATGGGTGATATAGAAGGAATATCAGCTAACGATTTAAAACATTTTATAAAAAAGAGAACAAATGAAAAACTTGTGGAACTTGGTTACGTCGACCTTGGGGGTTATTTTGCTTATGACGAAAAAGCAGCAGCTAATCTTGATTGGTTCTATCATCTTACCGGGGGGGTCACTCATACTGATTTTTTCGCACTTAGGCCAACGGATTATTCGAAAGCTGGTGAGGGAGAGAACTTTGAGGACATCTGGTAAATGATTTATGTAGAAGATAATTTTCTACCGCATAATGTTTTTCAATCTTTATTAAGTTACAGCAATAACTTTAAAGAAGTTAAAACGCCGGGTAAATCTTTTTGGATAAAGGAGTTACCTGGTAATTTGACAAAGTACATAACAGATAAGCTAGAAGCTATCGAAGGTAAAAAGATTAAGAATATATTATCATTCTTAAGAGAAGCTAAAGAGAGGCAAGATGCTGATTGGCGTATACATAATGACTCTATAATAGAAGGTCAACAACCTGATAGAGCAATTGTGCTATATGTAAAAAGTAACGAAGCAGAACTTAATGGAACAGCTTTTTGGGAACATAAGGATTATAAATTTAATTATACAAAATCCAATAACGAAGAGTTTAATCGTATGTTAACAGAAGATTCCAATGATGTAACAAAATGGAAGTTAAATTCAGTCATAGGGCACAGAGATAATAGGTTATTGTCATACCCTTCTGAATACTTTCATAGTAAATACCCAAATGAATTTAAAAATCAAAGAGTAGTATTAATAATGTTTTATAAATATGAGTGAAAAAAAACAAAGTAGATTAGATAATTTAGAAAAACGTATGGCTGCAACAACTAATGTTATTCAGCAAATTATAAATGAATTATCTTATTTAAAAGATCTATCAATAGGTACATTAGAAACAATTAAAAATATGGAAAGCTATGAGCAAGCTATCGAAAAACTTAAAGAAAAAGTGGTTGCAGAATCTGGTAAGGCAGAAGAAGCTGACACCAGTGGAAAGACTTTCGAGTAGACTAGGATATATGGGGACTTCATTTATGATGATGAGTCCTCATTTACTACCCGATAAAATAGGTATGATTACATATGTAATAGCAGGTGTAATATCAATACCTCAAGTGTTTGTGGCTAAACAATGGAATTTAGTCGCAGTTAATTTAAACGTAGCAATAGCCTACATAATACTATATTTAACATAAATGAGTTGGAATGAAAACTGGATTAAAGGAGAAGATTACCCTACGTGGGGTGATACAGACGTATACAAGAAGACAATATCCGGGGGATATTTATATAACGGAGAAACGCCTAAAGAGGCATACTATAGGGTCGCTAATGCAGTTGCTAGGCGATTGGATAAACCGGAAATGGCCGAAACGTTTTTTAATTATATTTGGAACGGTTGGCTATGCCTTGCTAGTCCGGTTCTTAGTAACACAGGGACCGATCGTGGCCTACCTATTAGCTGCTTCGGTCTTGATGTCGCTGATAGCATACAAGATATTGGGCAGAAAAATTTAGAAATGATGCTACTCGCTAAGCACGGCGGTGGAGTAGGTCTCGGTGTAAATCAAATTAGACCCGCTGGCGCTAAAATTACAGGTAATGGAACATCAGACGGAGTTGTCCCTTTTTGCAAAATCTATGATAGCACAATACTCGCGACTAATCAAGCATCAGTCAGACGAGGAGCTGCATCGGTTAACATCAATATTGAACATGATGACTTTGAAGAGTGGCTTGAAATTAGAGAGCCTAAAGGAGATGTCAACAGACAATCGCTTAATCTACATCAGTGTGCAGTTGTGGGTGATAAATTTATGCGACGCCTTGAACAAGGAGATAAGAATGCTAGGTCTAGATGGAGTAAACTTCTTAGAAAGCGAAAAGCAACTGGAGAACCGTACATTATGTTTAAAGGAAATGTTAACAAAGCAAATCCACAAGCATATAAAGAAAATGGATTAAAGGTACATATGACTAATATATGTAGCGAAATAGCATTACACACCGATGAGACACACAGTTTTGTATGTTGTTTATCATCATTAAATTTAGCAAAGTATGAAGAATGGAAAGACACTAACCTTATATATGACTCTATTTACTTTCTTGATGGAGTTATGGAAGAATTTATTCAGAGAGCAAAAGGTTTACGGGGATTTGAGAATAGTATTAGGTCCGCGCAAAAAGGACGGGCTTTGGGTCTGGGAGTCCTCGGATGGCATACGTATCTCCAAGACAGAGGTATTCCTTTCGAAGGTTTACTTTCTCAGTTCGCGACTAGGAAAATATTTTCGCAAATTAAAATCGAGAGCGAAAGGGCTTCTATGGCTCTTGCTGAAAGTTATGGCGAGCCTTTGTGGTGTGCTGGTACTGGTATGCGTAATACTCATTTGCGCGCTGTTGCTCCCACTGTATCTAATAGTAAGCTTAGCGGGAACGTCTCACCAGGGATAGAACCTTGGGCTGCTAATGTATTTACAGAACAAGGAGCTAATGGCACCTTTATTAGAAAAAATGCTACGCTTGAAAAAGTTTTAGAAGAATTAAACTTAAATAATTCTAAAGTTTGGAATAAGATATTAAACGACGGGGGATCTATACAAGGTATTAATGAACTTGACAATATATTAATTGGAGATCACGATGTGCTTATTAAAGACGTTTTTAAGACGTTTAAGGAGATCAATCAGCTAGAGCTAGTTAATCAGGCTGGAATACGCCAACAGTACATAGATCAAGCCGTAAGCTTAAACTTAGCTTTCCCATCTGAAGCTACTCCGAAGTGGTTGAACAAAGTTCATTTCGATGCCTGGAAGAAAGGTGTTAAGACTTTATATTACACTAGAACTGAAAGTGTTTTGCGTGGAGATATTGCAGCTAACGCTATGAATGAAGATTGTTTAGCTTGTGATGGATAGTAAGCGTATACGTTTACAATATGAAGCAAAAGTAAGCATATATGTCTACTAAAGGCTAAAAGTCATAACTTTTTGATATGTATAATAACTAATGCTATACATATTTAATTAAAAAACGCCTCTAAATTAATTAGGGGCGTTTTTTTATTTAAGGAAGTTTTGAGTATGGTGCTCATTTTTATTTTTCCTTTAATCGTTTTGCTTGTTTATCTAAAGCTTTTTTTCTTGCATTTTTACCTAAACTAAGTATATATTGCTTTTGACCTTCAGTTAAAGATTCGTAAGCTTTTCTTCTATCTATTACTTTCTGTTTAGCTGTTTCAACTCTTTTAGTTTTAGCTTTTTCTTTTTGCTTTGTTTTTTTAACCTCTTTAAGTTGCGCTTTAATTAAATCATCTTCTTCATTTTTAGCGTTAACATCCCAGGTTCTAAACCCTAACGACAATGCTAATCTTTGATATATAGTATTACGATTATCAAGCATCTCTGATACACTCTGAATTTCCGCGTACATACGATCTAATGGTATATTAGCTGCTCCAGCTGATAAATTACCTAAGACAGAATAAGTAGGACTTAAATTCAATCTTCCATTAGCGGTTAAGTCAAATCCTCTTTGCTTCATTAACTCACCACCGTATTGTTCACCTCTTAAAGCACCGTATATCTTTTTAAGCTTAGATCCAATTGGAGGAGATAGGTTAGCTACTTGTAACACAGTATAAGCCTGATCACCCTTAAAGCCTTTATCTTTTTGTTTAAAGTATTCTATTATAGTATTTTTAATTTGAGCTACAACAGCTCCTCTAACACCTGTACCTCTTAAAATAGAATCTACACTACCGTTAGTTATTCTTTTTAGCTTTTCGGCTGTGCTTTTATCTATTTCTTCTTCTTCCTCTTCTTCACCAAACCCTGGTATTAACGCAAATATAGCTGCAGACAAACTGTTAAATATAAGGTTTTGTATTGCTCCGTAGTACATTATTTTGCTAAAGTTAGAAAAATCACTTTGCAGCATAGAAGTAGTCCCTGGCATTTGACGTCTTTTAATAATATCTAATGCGCTTCTTTTCATTATTCTCGAATACTGTTGAGTTGTATTTTGAAAAGCTAATACTAATCTACCTAATACACTTGCTTGTTCCATAGATACTAATGATGGATCACTAGATTGCTGAGATTGATCAGACACTTCAATAAAATCTAAAAACGCTTTGTCTTCAGCTTGTTTTTCCGTATACAAGTTATTGCCTTCAGCATCTTTTTGATTTAAGTAAGTGTTAATTCTATTTCTATAAAAAGTAGCTCCACCCGATGCAATTGCAAAACTATCCGCTATTTGTGTAGGTGTAAAACCTTTTTTAAGCAACCAGCTCAACGCTGCAGTAGCTTTATTTTTTGAATTTGCTGCCTCGTTTGCAATTTCCGCTTCATTAACATCTGCTCTCAATCCACCTCGACGTTGCTTTAATTTGTCAGAATTAAATAATGTAGAAAAATCTTTCCAGTATTGTTTTTGATTTGCAAATGCTGCCGCTGCTTTAACAGGATTGTTATCGCTCCAGTTTAAAAAGTTACTAGTTGAAAGTAATTGTAACAATGCTGATCTACGGTTGAAAAACATTATAGACCCTATAGAATTGTTTAACCAGTTATTCCACTTGTTAACTTGAGCGTTTGTTCCAGAAGGCCTATTAGTACCGTTTTTCATTCTGTACAATGAATCTTTTAAGGCAGATACATGTCTTTTACCGTACAAAGCCTCTATTTTATTTATGTTTTCATCGCTAAATATTTCATCTACATTTTCGATCCACTGGGCTAAATATGCTTTTCTACCACCTTTTTCAGTTAAATTATTTATATCTGAAAGTATTGTACCTACATCCCAATGCTCACTTGGTTTTAACCATTCGTTACTCTTTGATATAGCTAATAAACTTTCAGCATAAAGAGCTAATTCAGGATTACCCGCTACATAAGCAACTAAAGCACCAACTTCTTTTTCGTTTAAACCAGGAACAGCGTAACCAGCTTTATTCCATAAATAAACCCTAACAGCTTGATCATTTGTATAATCTTTAGTAGGTATTAAATCACCTATAGTTTTAGCTATATTAGGCATTGCCTTGTTTAAAGTTTTAAAGTCATTTTTAGTCGTCTGCTTAGCAACATCAATAGCAGCCACACCTTCCGTATAAGGTCTTATTAGGTTTTTATCAAACCAAGCCATATCTTTAGTACCCTGCTTTCCTTTACCTGAAAAAGTATAACCAGTAAGTAATCTAAAATCTTCTGCAGATGAAGGTATATAAAACTTATACTTACCTATACCTGCACCCATTCTTTTAGCTACTATTTTAGAGTAAGTAACGTCAGCTGCAACGCCTTTGTTGCGTTCAATTATACTGTTAAATTCTTTAGTTAAGCTTTGTTTAGTGCTAGATGGCTTTTCTTTTTTAACTTTATCGTTTAAACTTGCTGTTTCTTTAGCTTTTACTATGTTTTTAACTACTTCATTTAATTCGTTTTTACCCTCTTCTGTTAGCCTATTACCTTCTATAGTAAAAAAGTTGTTAGATATTTTTTTATCAACAGCAAATATTCTTGCTTTTTTCAATGTGCTCGTTAAACCTAGCGCTTTGTTTTGGATAGACCCAATAAACCTTGAATTAAATATAAGCCCAAAATTAGAATATATTTGTTTTGTTTTTATATTATAGTTTTCTTTAGCCACTTCTACGGAAACTCCGTTTTCAATACTTTGTAAAGTTTCTGCTAACGCTATACTTAATCGTATACCGGTTTCGCCCATAGATTGTTGATGCTCTCCCATTATCTCTAAAGCGGATGCAATCATTTTGTCTCTTTGTAATCCTGTTGTATTTTTTAAAAACCCTTCTTTATTTAAAAAGCTTTCCGCTTCTTTCCAGTTAGTGTGTTTTTTGTTTACTTTAAGCCCTTTGCCGTTGTCAAAATTTTCTAAAACTTTTAGTCCACCCCTAGAATAATACTTTTTCCCTTTTGAGTTTAAATATACAGCTTGATTTTTAACAATTTCAAAACCACCAACAAAAGCTAAAGCTTTCAAGCCAGTACTATTATTATTGTTTGTCTCTAACCATCTTAAATACCCTGAAAAAGCTTTATTTACGTCTTTAGAATTAATAACATATTCCAAAGCAGCAAGATTTACGTATTCAAATATTAAAGCGTTAGCTTCTTTAGCCTCTCTTGTTTCTTTACCTAGCTCTTTTTCAAAAGCTGCTGCGACATCAGAAGGGCTACCGTCAATAGAATTTGTAATAAAGTTATTAATTCTATTAATTTCTTTACCTGACTTATAAAGTATAACTTTATCAATAGCAGCCTCAGCTGCTTCACGAGCTTTTTTAAGAGCCTTAGATTCTTTAAAAGGAGATTTAGTTAAATTGTTTTTTGTTTTATCGCTCAGATCACCAACCCTAGTGCTTTTTCCGTAAACTTTAAAGCCTTTAATCTTCGAAAGAGTATTACCTATTATTTCAGATAATCCATCTTGGAAGCTAACCAACTGCTCGGCTGCTAATTCCGGATTGCTTTTAGGGTTACTAGAACCTAAAAAAGCTTTATTATACTCTTCAATCCCATTTTTTAAATTTGGGAATGTTTTAGATAACTCTTCTCCGTTTTTAACAAAGTGACGTCTGGTAGCATTATCCATTTTAGAAAACATAGGTAAAAATTCTTCATCCCAAAAATCTTTCGTTTCTGGATTCAAAGCACTGTACCAGCTATTGTAAGCCGTAGAGCTTTGGTCCATACTATTTTCAAGCAGAATACTAACTCCTTCGTTAATGTCTTTACTAATTGAAAATTTAATGTTGCCTCTTTCAATTTGACGAGACATATTTTCTTCAAAGTTTTCTGTAATAACAACACCTAAAGCTTCTTGGTTATTTTTTAAAGCCTCTGAAATAGGTCCATCTGTTTTTAAGTCTTGATTAATAATATCAAAAGCAATTTCTTCACCCATAGCTTTAGCTAAAGATTCTTTTCTACCTCTAATAGGTTTACCGTCAGACCCTATAATAGAACTTAAAAATAATTCGTCCGATATAGCTTGGCTTATATTGGGTACTCTTCTTATTATTTCGTTACCCGATGTTTTACCTTTTGCTTCTGTCGATGTTTTTTCCCTATCTATTTTAGCTCCTTTCCATACATCACTATTAACAAAGTTAGGAACAAAGGTAGCGTCTCCGAAAGCGTTTATAACTCTTTTACTATCTTTATCTAATAAATATTTTCCTCCAACAGACTTTTGTATTGCTTCTGGAAATGCTTTAGTCAAATAAAAGGTTGTCATATTCTCCAGAATAGCCTTTTTATTGGTTTTAAGGTAGTTTTGCAACTCGTTGTTCTTAATACCACCCATTTCCTTTTTAAGTACAATGTCAGCTTGTTTTCCAATGTCCTTTTTTATCTCAGCAATAATTGGAGGTACGCTTACGTTTTTAGTTACGGAAGCATCGAATTTAGATTTTAGCACTCTAACAGATGAAATAACTTTATCTCTAACGGTTTTTAAACCATCTGTACTTAAAACTTTTTGTTGAACTAAGTTTTTGTATTTAGTTTTTTCAGGAGCAGCAGGAGCAGTTGGCTCACTAGCCGTAATTCCTTTTGCCTCGGACACGTCAACATCGAAAGCGGAATCTGTTACTTTACCTGTATTTAAAGCGCCTTTCATTCTGTTATTCAGCTGAGCCATTAAATAACCAAACAAAGAATCGTTTTGTTTTGGATTAAATTTAGCAATGTAAGGAAGCATGTTAGCTATAGTTTCACTAACCATACTGTTCATATCAAACCCAGGGAGTGAGTTAAGATTCACAATATTACCTTTTTTAGTTTTAAAAACCAATGATTTAGATTTTATAAGACCTTTTAATATAGTATATATTTTAGGGTTGTCTTTATTAAAACCATCTGGATTATTACCTATACCATCAAGTTCCTTTTTAGATTTAGCCGTTGATTCTTTTAATACTTGATTGCTTTCTTTCGTAGGTTTTGGCTTAGCTACTGTTTTAGGTTTTTCACTTACTGTAGTTGCTTCCGCTTTTTCAGCTCTTTCAAGCTTTGTTTCTAAATTTGCTAATTGCTGTTCGTAAACATCAAAATCAACTTCACCTTGTTCGTATTCTGTTTCAAGTTGTTCTATTTGTTGGTTAATTTTACTAACACTAGGTTTAGAAATATCTTCCGTTACTTGTTCACCTTTAACCTGTAAAGCCTGAGCTCTTTTAGATAGCTCTCCTTTTTGAATATTTTTTTGGTAATCTTTTACAAAATTATATACATCTCTACCGTTTTTAAATTCAATTTTGCTATACCCAACCTTCCTTAAAAAGTTGACTATAGGTTGCATAAACTTTTTAAATTTACTCTCGTTAAATTCAATAGAGCCAGTAGCAATAGCATCAGAAAAAGATGTTAAGTATTCTTCAGCATATTCTTCAAAGGCTCTTTCAGAACCATCTTCATTATACCTGTAGTTGTCATCAATTCTTTTTTGAACAACATCTAAGTAACCTTCTTTTTCAAGTACTTCGTTAAAGTTTTTAACTAAATTCGTCGACGCTACCTTGTCGGAGAAAGTTGATTTTATTACTCTATGCAACAACTCGTGAGAAGCAGCTGAAAAAGCTCCAACTTCCGCAGCTCTTTGCGTATTAATAAATACATTTCCACTTTCATCTACAAAAGCATCTGCGTCTTTTCTTTGACCGGTTTCTTTTACAAATTCTTCAGCTGTTTCAAAACTTTTAACTTTTTCTTTGCCAATTAATTTTTCAACAACTTTAGTTTCTTTTTGTAGTTTTACTTTGCTAGCTTCTTGAGCTGTAGTCTTAATAGCTTCGTCAATTTCATTAATACGTTCTTTTTGAACGGAAGCAAGAGATGGATCTACATCTTTAATTTGTTTTTGAAGATCATTTTTTTCTGAAAGTAAATTAACAACTTCTGCTTTTTTATCAGCTGTAAGATCTAATTTAGTTTTTTCAACTTGATCTGCAAATTTTCTAGTTTGTTTAAATTTATTTATAGACTGATTAGCTTGTTTTTGTGTTATATCTCCTTTTATTACTGATTTTTTTAATTCATTATTTAATACACTTTCCGCTTTTTTATTTTGAGATATTTTTATTTGAGTATCTGTGACAATTGCTTCAGGCTTAAATGCTTGTTCTATTGTTTTAAACTCTGTATTTTTTAATTCCTTATTTATTTTGTAATTAGTTATTTTATTGTCTAAATTAATTAATTCAGAACCTACAGTTATAGGAGCTGTAGTGGTGCCTGTAATAGCTTCAAATCCAATTTCAGCAACATCCATTTCTTGATCCGCAGCTAATCTACCAGCTACTTCACCGGCTGCACCTCCGATACTTTCAACACCCACTCCTGCTATTGTAGCTACAGGTTTTTTAAACCCTGCTTTTAAAATTTTACCAGTAACACCTTTAGCTATACTACCAGTTAAACCTTCAACTAAACCTATAGCTATACCTCTTTTAATAGCTTTACTTTTTAAATCAGCTACCTTGTCTTCGTTCTCAAATAAAGATTTAACGGCTTGTAAGCTAAGATCTTCACCTACTTCTTCTTGTAGCAGCTCTGAAAAAGTTAAGGATGCTTCCATAGCAGCAGCCCCTCCTCCTATTCCTCCTCCTATAGCGCCTGCTACAGTTCCGGCTCCAGGTAAAACAGTACCAGCAATAGCTCCGGTACCAGCTCCAGTAGCAGCAGCTAAAGCAACTTCTTCTGATTGAAATGATCCAATCTGCGTAAGTAAAGAACTAACTAGTAGTGATGGCATTATACTAGGGTTATTAACAACCCCTTTTATAAACCCAAAAACTCCAGATCCATTTTCTTTATATATTTTATTAAAATCACGCATTTCATCTGATTGCATGTTTTCAGAAGCTACTTTTTTGTTTGCTTCTATCCACTTTGTTATGTCTTCGTCTGAACTGCCAGATCCTTTTTTAAGTAACTCAAATGTTGGATCTACTAAGCTAGAAGTAGAAAGCCCTTGAGCCCCAGCTGTATATATGTCAGATATAAAGTCAGCATAAGGATTTAATATAGGAGCTTTTTCTTTAACAAACTTTTCTAAAGCTGTGTCTTTTTCTAAAGAAACTTTTGGTAAAACTTGATTTTCAAATATACTAGTAGCTTTCAGCCTAATATCTGTTTCGTCAAAAGAATATTCATCTTTTTTATTTTTGTATTTAGAAGTAAGCTCTTTTATAGCTTCATTTTGTATATTTAGTAATTGGTCTTTATTTAAGTCTGAAAACCTAGGTGATTTAACATTTGAAGCAAAATCCTCAGCCCAATTTTTTTCTTTTACAACTTTTTGCTTATCTAAAGTCGCTAGCTCATCTTTATAACCCTGCAAAACAGCGGCATCTGAAGCATTAACTTCGCCTCCTTTAGCTATATAGTTGTTTATTTGTTTTTCAGTTTCTTGTATGTTAAAAACCAAAGAATCCCTTTTAGTGAAGTTTTTTGGATCAGGATCTTGTAATTCCGATAAACCATTTTCCAATGTTAAATCCGTATCTGCTATTTGATTTTTTGGCACTACATTTGCAGTTGTTGTTGCAGCGCCTGTTGTATTTCCCGAGTCTTCGGTTATTAACTTTAAATTGTTTTTTTCTATTATTTCTTCTACAGAGAAGCTACTTTCTGCAGCAAGATTTAATAATTGTTGTTCAGTTATTACTTTCCCTGTTCCTTCTTGACGGTAATCGCTCATAATTGTTGTTTAATTTAGTTTATTGTTTTCTTCCTATACCTCCTGTTAGTGATCTAAAAGCTTCGTAATCTAAAGAATACTTTTTTGTTTTTTCGTTGTAAACATATAATGGAATTTGATTTTTTGCATCGTATTCATAAGAAGGAATTATAGTTCCCTCTGCGTTTACCGCCGGGGTCTCTCTAGATGCTTGTATGTACAAGGTACTTTTATCATCTTTGTCACCTACAATTTTATAATCTGTACCTTTTACAGGAACCATTTTTCCAACATTTTTTGCTAAAGTTCTAAGCTGTTTATCTGATTCATATTTATCAGCTTTTTCAGGCTTAGGTAATTGTACAGAGATACCGTGATCTAGGTTTGCCTTTTTTATAGCTGCATCTGCATAGTAATTTCTTATTTGTTTTAAAACAGCATCACGGTTTTTGTAGTTTTCACCCAAAGCTTGCTTAAGTGTTCCTTGTCCATTCATTTTATCTTGCCATATACTGTTTGCGTAAGTGTAGCTACTTGGATCGTCAATTAAGCTTGTGCTTAAGTTAGATACAGCAGCCTCAACTTTATCTCTATTTATAGTGTATATTTCATTAGATTTTCCAGCAATAGGAACTAATCTTGTTTCTTTTTTAAATATACCATCCTTTAATAAAGCAGGTAAGTCTAATGTTTTGCCCGCTAAACCCATTGCTGATAAATAAGTATCCGTTGTTCCAGAGTCATCTGCTATGGTATTAAAAATCATTTGATTAGGATTAGTTTTTAATCCGTTTGTAATATTTGAAATATTAAGTTTATAAGTTTTATCTCCAACGGTTGTAACTAAAGTCCTTGCCCCAGCAGCATTGGTTTCCATTTTAGTATTTTTACCACCGCCTTTCATGTCTGTAATAACCTCTAAAAGATCAAGGCTATTAGTGTTGCTAATAGATCCAGTTTTACCAGGTGTTACAGTTAAACCTTTATTAAGCTGGTCTACCAAGTATTTACCCGTAGCAAGATCAGCCACAAGGCTTTCAGGATATTTATTTAATCTATTTATTTCAGCCTTAGCTTCCGCTCTTTGTTTAGGACTAGAAAACGTTCTGCTCATTACATCGTACTGGGCAGCGATTTTTTGCTTAGCAGCCTGAGCTTCTTCAAATATTTGTCTTTCAAAGTTATTTTCACCTTCTTCAAGCGACAATCCCATTTCATTAACATCGTCATCAATAGCTTGTTGAGCAGCTAAGCTTTCCGCTATTAGCTCTCCTTTACGGGTTCTTTCTTCGTTAGCAAATGTGTAAACATCTCCAGCAAGTTTTTGTATGCCTTGATACACTGCAGCTCCTGTGTTTACTGGCGCCGCTTTTGGATTTCTATAACTCATATATTATTATTTTAATTTCCTCTTAATCCATAATTAGATCCAGATGAAGGCATTTGTGTAGATAAAGAAGGAGCGTTAAAACCACTGCTAGTATTAACAGGCGTGTTTAAATTTACTCCGTCTACTTTGTTTGTAAAACTGGTTCTCGCAGCACCTTTAGCCGCGTTTGCTTCAACTAATCCACCTACAGATGAAGCTACTGCTCCTAGGCCTCCAATAGCGCTACCAATTGCTCCATCTCTGGCTGCTTGATAACTAGCTACTCTAGCTTGATTGTTTTCTACTTGAGTTTGAGCCCTATCTAAAGCGGTAAGTTCTCTTGTTTCCCTTGCTTCAAATTCGTAAGCGGCACCCTGAGCTTCTGCTTGTTGGATACGCTTAGCTTCAGACATTGATACACCTTGTAATCTTAATTGTTCAGACATTTTAGATTGGTCTATCATCATTTCTGCTTGAGCAGCTTTTTGTTGATTAGCAACCTCTTGCTTTTCTATACCAGCAGCAACACCTTTTTTGCTTTGTAAAGCAGCTTGCGCTAATGCAGTTGCTCCACCCGCGCTTGCTCCCGTAGCAGCTAAAGTATCTAGAGTGTTAGCTAACGCAATGTCAGCCTCTTCTATTTGTATTTCTGCAGCCTGTGTAGCGACACCTATATTATCAAACCTATTTTTTAGAATTCCAGAAGCATCAGTAGCCATTCCTGATATATTTTCCATGTTTTCATATGGATTTATAATAGCTTGCCTTGAAGCTTCTAGCTCTGCAAGATTATTCTTTGCTCTAGCCACATCTCCTTTAGCTCCTTGAGCTCTTTGATTTGCGCTAATAGCTTGCACTCCTGAACTTACTACCGCTGCTCCTGCGGCTACTATAGCTGTTACTGCTGCCATATTAATTTATTTTTTTAATTATTTCATAAGAGGGCTTTGTATCTACGTGATATCCTAGCTTCTCATGTGTTCTCATTAAATGTTTATTTCTACCTATGCTGAATATGTATTTATACCCTTTTTCTTTACACACTTCTTCTGCCCCTTTTATTAAGAGCTCAATTGCTTCTTTTCTATCGTTTCCTTTGTATTTAGGATCTGAAACTATAAACTCTAATAAAGCAGTTTTTGAATTTGCAGTATATACAAAACCAGCTACTATGGGGCCGCTTTCGTTTTCAACCATAAATCCACCTTTACCATTATCAGGAAGCATATCTTTAGGCGGCGCTTTCCATTCTTTCCAAGCATCCCACCACGATACCAATGTATCCCAGTCAGAATCTTGAAGCATTCTAATATTTAATTCCATTTAATTTCATTTAATTTAATATGATGATTCTACATAATTTGCTGATACGGCAAATAATTCTTTTTTACCACCAACATCTGTTGTTGCGTCTATAGAAAATGTAACTGTTGCGAACATACCTTTTATACCAGATAAAGACTGTCCGTATATTACTTCTCCTGGCCTTGGTTGACTAGTGTTTTTTAAATTTGATACGTATTTGTTTTCTTTTCTATTAAAACCAGCTCTTGACTTCGTATAAGGCGGAAAGGGAGTTTGAAATACGGTTTGATAATTTGCCGGCACAACAGGCTGCCCTGTAGCTGGATTTAAAATATACTCTCCTTCATTGTAACTTTTAATAGGTAGAGTAGCGTCGCTATAGCCTGTACCGCTATCAACACCTGTAGAATCTGATATAAAACTATTCATTTCCCACCCGTTACTGCCTTCGTAACCTATAGTTGAAAAGTTTTTAGATAAAGATACTTTAGGGTTAAATACAGTAGTCACAGTTGAATCAACATTTACTCCGTAAAACTTACCGTATTCAGATCCAAAATAATGTTTATACAAACCATTAAAGTTTTCCGCACCACCGCTAAAAGTAGTAAAGTAATTGTTTTTTAAACTAAAAATTTGATCAGGCTTATAATCGTATCTAGAAACCCATCCTTTAACGCTTTCATCAAAAGCTAATGTATCGTAATCTATGCCGTTATAGTTTTGTAAAGAAACCACGTAAGTTTTAGTATGAACGTCAAACCCACCAACTATTTCCCCTAAGCTAAATGAGTTTAAATCTATTTCGCTAAACTTATCTCTGAAAAAATCTTTCATACCATACGCTGATATTTCAGTTATTCCATCTGAAGATAATCTTAATACCGCGTTCCTATTTTTGTCTGTAAAATATTTTCTATAACCATACACAGCAAAACTACCAGGGTCTTTAGATATACCGTAAGTACCTCCGTAAGGAACAATTTGACCAATTACATTAGCGGCTGATGTGGTTATAGCACCTCCTTCAGCTGAATATATAGCGTCTTTATCTATAAGAGCCTTGCTTACTTTATTTTCTTGTAGTATGGTTAAATTAGTGTTTTCAGCATGTAGCTTTTGTATACTACCGTTCGCAGGATCTAAACTTCTTGTAATATCTTCACCTACTGGGAATTGATTAGTGTTGTTAACACCTGTCCTAGAGTTTAGTATACCTGAATATATTAATCCTGATTTAACTATTGACCCTTTATTATTATCAGCCACTAAATAAGCTTTAGTTCCAAGGTCTACAGAAGTATTATTGTATCCACCTCTAATTCTAGACTCTTCAATAATCCAGTTTCTAGTAGAGTTAGCTGACAAGCCACTTGTTTTATACCAAACAGGTACGTTAGGCGGAATAGCATTATCTGCTGTTACAGTCTTACGTAGTAGAAAAGAGTTAAAATATTTTACTTCTATAATAGCACTCATATATCTATAATTACTTGTTTACAATGTTATTTAGTTTTATTAAGCTCCGTTTATTCGCCATAAAGAAATATTCATAGCAAATTGGTTACTTCCGTATCCAGCTTTAGCAGTTAGTATGTTGGGATTTGAATAAACAGGATTAGGTAAACTGCTTAAATCACCTATCCTGCACCATAAATCGTCAATATCATCAGAACCGCTTATACTGTAAGGAACCATATTCGGTATGGTATTTATTTGCGTATGATTGCCGTTATCTGCATTAAAAGTCATACCATATATATTAGTGGAAATAAACCTAATAACGCCTCTATATCTAATAGTTGGGCTTGATGTTGCTCCGTTAACTATAACTCTAAGCTCATCTCCAGGCTTAGAGCTGGAAGCAAGTCCTGATCTATACCCTCCTCCTTGGGTCACAATTTGATAGTCAGTAACCACACCACCTGCTCCAAATACCATTATTGTTAACCCTTCGCCGGCTGAGTCTGCTGGGTTAATGTTGTTTACAGTACAAGGGGCACTCCATCCGTCTGGTATACCGGAGCCTAAGTCCGTGAATTGATATGTTTGAGAAATATCTGTTAATGCTTTTCCCCCGGTATTTCCATCGTAACCTTTTTTCTGAAAATAATCAGGATTAAAATAATAGTCTATACAAGTAGCTCCTACGGCGTCCTCTAATCTTCCGTAGTATATTAATGTTGGTTGGTACATTGTGGTTACAATGCTTGATACATCTGAAGCGCTAATTTGCTTTGAGGTATTATCTTCAAGCTGCGCTAAAAGATCTCTTTTTGGTAATGCTGCCATATTGGTTGTTGTTTATTTTATTATTTTTATATATCAAAAGCGGTACTAAACGCATTTGTAAAAGCACCGGGTATTACGTCGTTAAAAAGTATTGTTGCTTCAGCCGTAAGTCCGCCAACATCTGTTACGGCTACCTTAAGACTAAACGTGGATAAAAAATCAAAAGCACCTGATTCTACCTTTATTTGCCCGTTTTGAGCAACAGATAAAACAACTTGTCCGCCATTTGGATTATTAATCGTTATTAAACTATTAGAGCCCGCGCTGCTTAAAGTAAAAGTCCCGCCGCCACTTAGTAATGGCTGCAAGGTTGACCAAGCATATTGCAAACCTTTAACTTTATCACTTGCTCCAAACGCTCCGTTAAAAGCTGTTATAGTAGCATATAATCCGGTCATAGTAGAAAAAGCAGGCGTAACGTAAACAATAGGGTCTACAATAACAGGGCTACTATTTGCTAGAGCTCCTCGATTAGTAAAACTGTTAATAGGTGCTAAAAATTGTACAGCAGTGCCGCTATTTCCTGTATCAACAGGCTTATCTAGTGTTACTACCAAACCGTTTACGCTACTTACTTTAGCTCCTGAAGGTGTTCCTGCTATATTTAATGTCTGCCCAGCAAATATAGTGTTCACAACATTCTGCACTGTTATGGTAGAAACATCGTTAAATGAGCCGTTTGTGGTAGCAGAAGCATTGTCAGCACTGTTTCTTAAAGAAATTGTAAATACATAACTTTCCTTAGTGCTTGCATTTGGGCCATAGTAAAAATTATCTTTTATTTTAATTCTATAGCTACCGGTAGCACCACCGCTCACTAATTCAAATTCACTTGATCTATCCGTTTGTAGATTATCTACAACGCTTAAAGAAGTATCCGAAAACTGTACAGCAGTACCGCTAGTTAATATAGTGACAGGGTTATCTAGTGTTATTGTTAAGCCATTTACATTAGCTACTTTAGCTCCTGATGGAATGCCTTCTATATTTAACGTTTGCCCAACAAATATAACATTTACCACATTTTGTACTGTTATAGTAGAAGTGGAAGTGAATGAGCCGTTTGTTGTAGCGGAAGAATCTATAGTAGTAGTTATAGAAGCGTTTAAGTTATTAACAGGCAACATATCGCTGGTAACATAAGGCGATTCAGTAGCCCCTGTTATGTTGCTGCTACCCTGAAAGTTTTGATTTTCTCTATGTGTGTAATCAAATATATTAAAACCAGCAACAGGTGTGCCTATATTAGCTATTACACTAGTGTTTAAATCAGAAATTAAACCAGATGTAGATGTTTCATAGTAAATACCAAGATTAGATACAAAAGGAGTAGTTTCCGCTATTGACAACGTAGGCTCCATATGTTGAGAAGTAGCTCCAAGGCCTCCTTCATTATTCCCTATCCTCATTATTAAAGGATCTTCTGTATTTTCAAAAATAGCCCCGTGAGCCGTTCCACCCAAGTCGTTTAAATCTTCAAAAGAAGCGATGGTTGTTACCTCATATTTTTTAATACCAGGGTAAAAAGCTTGATTCCAGTTTGAAGTATTGGTGTGGTAGTTTTCTACAACAGGGAAAAGAACTTCGTCGCTACTGTATTTATTCTGCAAAGGACCTACTTCTTGTAAATCTCTAGGTACTTTATTTATATTGTCACTTATTAAAACAGAATGAGTTATAGAACCGGGAGCATTGTTTAAATCTCCTTCTAAAAAACCTGGTAAATAAACGTTATAATATTCTTGTTGATTTTGTTTCACAACAATTTTGTACGAGTACCACCCAGTAGGGTTGGTATTTAAATCATACAAACCAGGTTCTCCTGTAGAAGACAAGTTAGAGTCTGTTAAAGGGCTTCTGTCACTTTGTATTTGTTCGTTTAATTGGATTTTTATGGAGTTACCTACATCGGCTAAAACAGTTGTGGGGGATGACGCATTTTCTTTGTAAGGAAAGTAAAGAGTAGATGCTCCAAAAATACCATCTGCAGTGTCATTGTTAACAACGTTAGATAAAATTACATCTGATTGCCTACCGTACCTGTCACTTAATACAAATCCTACTTGATAATTTCTATTTCTCTTTAAAGTGTGTTCAGGATACTCTATATAAGAGTAATTTCCATCAGATCCAGTAGAAAATTTTTGAGTAACTGAAACTTGATAGTTTAAATGATCAGGAGCTGTATGTTTGTTTATAAAATTACCATAAACAACTCTATTACCAGTTACTTCTTGAGCTAATGCTCTCACGGGTGTTTTGTCGTAAACTCTAGTGCTTTGGTTTTGTGGTAAAGTTCTAACTGGCTTTCTAGATTGATAACTATACTCATAAACGCTTGCAGCACCGGCTTTTAATTCTATTTCATTTATTTCAATAGTATCTAACACACTAATAGCAAGTTTGTCAGATTCCTTATATAGGATGTCTATTTCTTTTAATTTGTAAGCTTCGCGTAAGTTGTTGCCGGTTTCTGGTAAATTTATAACTAAAGATATTTGGTCCACCTTGTTTTCCATAAAAGAAACAACCGTACTTTGAAAAGTTTTGTCTTCGTCTCCGTCTAAAAAACTACCATCTTGCTTAGGTATAAAAGCTATTTGAGTAAAAGGAGCTATAATAGAATATTCTCCGTCCTCATACTTAAACCTATAACTAAACCTAACAAATTTATCTTCTAGATAATTAGGGTCACCTGCGTAATTTGCATTATAATCTGGATTAACAGTGGTTCCGTCCGGTAAAAGCGCACTAGAAACATCTTTCATGGTTGTCTTGTAGACTCCATTGTAGCTTTTATATAAATCCATAGGTGCGTATGGAGCATATTTTGCAACAGATATATCGTCTTCATTTGCGTAATGAAAGCGATTAGCGGAAGCTCTTTTTATGTTTATTTTTCTCGGCTGGTTTCTATCATCCGTCCAAAAAAGAAAATCTTCAACTATGTTTATCCCGTGTATTGGACTGTTTTCTGAAAAGTTTAAAAATCTACCTATAAGTAGTTGAGAAGACAAGCCTACAGGTAGGTCAGGGTTGTATCTTATTATAACAGAAGACGTATTAGCTCCAAAACTACTTGATTGGTGATTACTTAATCCGTCGCTAGAGGTATCTACGTAGTTTGTGTAAAATAAATAAATGTCATCATTATTGGGGTTTACAATATGACCAATAATTTTTCCGTTGTTTTCTCCTACATTAGCTTCTTCAGATATTGGAAATACATTAGTATTTTGTAGAATATTCTCTAACGCACCTACATCGCTGTCTTCTGAGTTAGATACAGCTATGTTTAAAGCATCTTTATATTCATTACTAGGTATAAGCCTATCGTCTAAATCTTTGTTCATTTTAGACGCTAAAAAACTATTCTTTACTTCTGCCATTTAATTAGTGTTTAATTAACTTAGATTGGTTTCTCATTACTTGAATAATCTCGCTAAGCTTTATGTTTGATAGCCTTAATTTAGCTTTTCGCAGTTGTGCTGTTTTTTCTCTTTTTAACCTGTTAACAACATACTCAGGTTGATTTGATCTACTTGCTAAAATAGAATAACTAATATGTGCGTACATAGCTCCTTCTGCCATTTTAGGAACTTTAGTATCAAGATCATAAGCCAATCCATCAGATAAGTATTCTAATATTACTATTTTGTCAGCTAGGTCGCTTGAAAAAGAAAACTTACCTTCTCTTTTGTTAATCATAAAAAGTCCGTTACGATTAGTGCTTGATGGCCTTAAACCATATCTTTGGCCTACTTGATTGTTTTGACCGGTTACTTTGCTCATGTCAAGATCACTAAACCTTTCTTCGGTAAGCGAACTACCCGCGTCTATATTATTACCAAAACTATCTTGTAACTGAATACCTCCGTCATCCTGTAAAGGCAATGAAGTAGGAGCTTTACTTATGGTATTAGGGTAAATAGGTCTAACTAACCCATTATCGTCAACGCTAGATATACTAACATAGTTAACGTAGTCTTGAGGTATTGGTACACTTAAGTTTAAAGGTACTGTTAACTCTTGAGATTTTATACTGTTTATAGTATCATAAGAAAATTCTTGTAATCCTCTTTTTGCATGAAATATAATATCACTTCTTTTAACCCTCGGTATAAGTTTGTCTTCACCTACATAAGCAACTATAAAGTTGTTTACAACATCGTTTAAAGAAACGTAAGCATACCCACCATAGTTTTCTTGCCTTGCGGATTGCTTTAATTGTATAATTATTTCATCATTAATAGAAAGACTACCAATAACAACTGATTCGTTATTAATTAAATTATAATCGGTAGATTCTGTTAAAAGTACATTATTTTTAAAAACTTCGTAATTAGAGTTTTGAGCTCCTTCTATCGTAGGTTTTAACACAACATCCCCAATCCATTTTATGGATATATTAGAACCTCCAGTTTCTTCTATATAAGCTTGTTGTCCAGAGTAATAGTGCGCGTTGTTTTCTGTTATTAAACCCATTTATTATCTTTTTTCGTTTATATTTTGTTGTTGTACTTGAGCCGAGGCAGCTTGTATTATTTGAGGATCTCTTATAACTATACCCGCGTAAGCTAAAACTCTTAATATAACTTCTGTTTGCTCTGAAGAATGTAATTCAAAATCAGTAGTGCCGTTAGTGGTAAAAACAAAAATACCTAAACCTGCATCCGCAACAAAATTCCAATTTATGTTTAGTGGTTTTTTTATAAAAGAAATATCAATAAAGCCTATGCTTGTAGGTTCTATTTTTAAAGAACTACCCTCTTGTAAATATATAGGGTATAATTCTGTAGGTTTTGTTAAAGGTGATTTTATTATATTGTAGTATTCTTTTCTACCTACTTTTTGTAGTTCTATGTTATTATAAGTAACTGTGTTTAATCTATGTACATCTGAAAGATTAACTACTCCGCTTGATACGGTGTATGTGCTATTATTTTCAAATATTGATATTTTTTCTTCTAAATATGATAAGCGATCCGCGTAGTCTGCATCTGTTTGAGGAGCTCTAACTATTTGATTTAAGTCTTCAAAATACTTTTCAAATATTTCAAGTTGCACTTGCTGTCCAATTTTATTAAACTCATCCGGCGTCATATATCCACGCTGCTCTTTGTTAAGTATTAATAAAACTGTTTTGTATACAGTATCTACGCTTATTGCCATTTATTTATTTTTTTATGTAATATAAGGGGACAGAGTTAACTATCCCCTATATATTGATTATTACACGTTAGTTTAGTTTTTTCTCTATTGACTTCAAAACTTCAATACCTTCATCGGTTTTAAAGAAAGCAGCCATAGCAGAATAAGGGTTTTCATCAAAAGGAACAGTCATTAACTTTCTGTTGTTACTAGCCCAGTTAAATGTTCTATTATCTCCACTTAAAGTTATGATACCAGTCTCTGTTGCTTTAATAGCTACGTTACGTAAATGAACGTTATCGTCATTAGCTAATTCTATGAACAAACCTGGATTACTTTTAGCAAATATATATAAATCTCTTTTTATTTCTTTAGAACTCATAGAAGATACTTCAGAGCCTTTTTCAACTCGTAATATCGCTTCCGCTTGATCAATGTCCATTGTTCTTGCAGCTGAAATTGCATCGAACTCAAGTTCTAAATCTTCTAAATCATCTTTAGCCACTTCCTGTGCATCAAACTCATAATACTTTTTGTTTAAATCAGGGTGATATAATGATAGTAATTTTTGTAAATTTTGCTTTTGTTTAGGTACAGTTAATATACCGCTTTCAAAAACAATTTGCCCTAACGTAGCTTCTCCGTTTTGATCTTGTACAAATGGAGATTGCTGGTTAGTCGCATATCTAATTTCTTTTTGAACACCTTGCTCTTCATCAAAATAAAGCAAAGGTTTTAACCTTGAATGCCTAGCTTTAAGCCTAAACGTTAAAGGTTCTTGATTTCCAGCTAAGTAATAGCTTCTGTCTTTTATTTCCCACTTTGGTTTTGCGGGCTGTACTGGTGTAGATACTTTTTTAGTTTCTACTATTGGTTGAGGTGCAACCTCTACTTTTTTTGCTGTAGCTTGTTTAGCCATAATATAATAAGATTTAATAATTTAATAAAAGTAATAGTTACCCCCGTAAATTATACGAGGGTAAAAATTACAATAATATACTCTTTACTATGTGAATAATACAAAGTTGTTAGCACCTTGTACACATAAACATCTTTCAGATAAGAAGTGAACTTCCATTGCATCTAAAGAAGATGTAGCAGCTCCACCAACTGATCCAGTTAACCAAGACTTCATTCTTCTGTCGTCAGCTTCAGAAGCTCTATAACGTACGTGTAAGAATGGACGTCTGATGTTCTGTCCTAGCGATTGGTCATATACAGTTGAAGTTCCAGCAGGTACAAGAATACCGTTGATGCTTGCATCAGCAGCGATTCCTCTTGTAGAAGCATCGTTTAAGTATTTCCAGTCAGTTTTGTAGAAGTCATAAGAACCTCTTCTGAATCCAGAGAAACCTAAGTTTAATGCCATTTGCTCAGAGTTGTTAAATACACCGTAAGCAGATCCAGCACCAGTGTTACCACCGTCTAATCCAGCTAGCATATCATCAAAAGCCAAAGCAGTAACTCTATTTAAGAATAACATGTTCTCTTCAATAGCTCCCTCTTTATCTAATCCTTTAAGAATGTTGTCAAAGTCAGTTAAGTTTCCAGCGTATGCGTTGTCAACTTGTCCTCTACTAGATACAGCAGAAAATAAACCTTCAGTACCTTCAATTCCAGTTGGAACATCTCCGTTACCTGATTTTTTTTCTCCTTCAATTACAGCCATTTCTAAATAGTCTTCAAAACGTAAACGAGTTTCTCCTTCACCTTTTAAGTACCATAAGTATCCAGAGTCTCCTCCTTCAGTAGTTACTTCTACCCATCCAATTTGAGACGCGTCAGATCCACTTACTTCATACTTGTCTTTAATGATGATTGGCTTGTTAGAAAACTGAGTGAAAGAAGGCTCTACAGATACAGCAGTAGTATCAGTTCCTTTTTTGTATTCAGATCCGTAAACAAATACTTTTACTCCAGTTGCCCCAACTAAAGCGTGAATTTCAGAGTCACTCAAAGAGTAACCGTGAATTGTAGCGGTTGTTGAAGTAGGTGTTGCTGATATATAAGCTTTTGCGGAAGCACTTCCGTCAGCTTTAATAACCAAAATAGTTTGACCTTCAGCTAAAACGTTTGTAGCAGGTAATGCACCTAAAGCTCCACCAGCGGTAAGGGTTAAACCTTCGTAAGAAACGTGTAATCTGTTTTGTTCAGACCAAACAACTTGATCAGAAGTCATAGGAATTTCAGCTCCTACCATTTTTAAAAATCCTCCAATAGTACGATTTCCGAATCTTTCAACTTCTGCTTCGTATACTTCTGGAATGTATTGCTGCGCCCAGTTTGCACTGTTTGCGTCAGCACTTGTAAAGTCGATATAGTTTGTTGATAATACCGATTTTTTTGCGAAAGGCGTTAAGCCTGTTCCACCTGTTAATGCCATAATAAAATGTTTTTAATGTTTAATTGTTAAATGTTTTTTTAATCTTTAATTTTGAAGAATCAACACCGCTTATTGCTCGTACTTTAAATCCACCAACAGTAACTTCAGAAGGCGCCGTCGACCTCGCTTCTAAGCTTGTATTTTTAGATTTTGCAACTACGTCTTTTACTGCATCAGCCTTGCCTTGCTCATAAAAGTGTTTTGCAATAGTATCTACATTTTCAGCAGCATAAATAGCTTTGTGATAACCTTTCGTATCCGTTACTTCACCTTTGTCATTTAGGAACTTCCCAATAAGGTTATTAATGTTTGATTGGTTGTCTGCAACTTTTTCTACATTTTGAATACCATATCTAAATGTTTTTTCACCTAATTTGAAATCAAAACCTTTGAAATCTTGTGAAAACATTTGTTTAGTGCTTTCTTTAAACGCAGAATGCTGTTGCTCAGCTACTTTCTGATTCTCATTGTATCGATTGAAAAACTCTGAAGCTTCTTTCTGTTCTAGTGACATACCCGGTCTCAACTTGATTTCCGAGTAATATTTGTCTTTCAGACCTTCTAAAAACTTTTTCGCTTTTGCAACCTCTTCTTTTTTTGCGAGTTTCTTTTTGCGGATGTCTCGCTCCTCATCTATTTCTTCGTCAAATTCAAAACTGTCTTCCATTAAAAAATCAATTTCAGCAGCGTCTAAATGTGACTTTGTTTGTTTGTAATATTCTGTTAACAATGTATCTGAATCTACATTACTATAATCAGCGTTTAACCTAACGTAATCCTGTAATGTTCCACCAGTTTCTTTCATAAAGTCAACTAGCTTTTCTACGTTTTCAGGTAAATCAGCTTTAGGCGTAGACTCTATTACTTGTTGTATTTCTTTTTCTTCAACTGTTTCTTCAGTAACTTCACCTATTGTAATTACTTCTTCAGTATCTTCTTGTTTGTTTTCTTCAACCACTTCTTGCAATCCCACTTCGGGTTTTTCATTTTGAAGCACAGCTTCATCTGTTGTTTGCTCTTGAACGGCATCTGTTTCTGTTTTTTCTGTTTTAGATAAATCTACTTTAGTAACGTTATCTTCAACTGTTTTAGGACCTTCTCTAAGATCCACTTTAATTGTGTCTGACATGATATAATATTATAAAATTAGTAAATAGTTATCACCTAGGTTCAAATTGCTCTAGGCCAAATCCACCGAGGTTGTCAAACCCTGCAGATTCAAAATTCTTTGGTAAAGAATCATTTTTTCTTTGATCAATTAACTCGCTTTGTTGAGTTGCTTGTATTTTTGTTCTATCGTCTTTACGATCTTCTTTATATTTTTCGTTTTCTTTTTTTACACCAGAATTAGCTTCTGCTAAACGCATATTGTATTGGAATTCAACTTCCATTAATTGCTTTTTAATTTCAGCTTCTTGTTGTAGTTTTTGAATATCAAATTGAGATTTTGATTGCTCTATTTGTATTTTAGTCTGTGCTAGCGCTTGCTGTTTTTGCACTTCCGCCATAGCCGCTGCCTCTGATGCCTGTGCGTTTGCTTGCGCTTGCGCTTGTATATTAGCTTGCTGAGCCGCTCTATCTGCTTCTTCTTTTTTCTTTCTTTTAAATTTAATAGACTCGTTAGCTAACTTAATGTTTTTTATTTGTCTGATATCAATAGCATCTTCTAAGTTAATTCCACCAGCCTGTAACGCAACCTGTATGTTTTGTTCTAACTGCTGTTTTTCTTCTTCGTCTGGTTCTAGTTCTAAAAAGATTCCAAAGTCGTGAAGGTTTAAATCTACAATTTCTTTTAATATTTCAGCATTGTAAACGGAAATACTTGATTCTATCGATTGTCTAGTTAAAGGAAACTCTATTACATCAGCTACTTTTAAAGATATGTTTTCACAAGTTTTAAGAGTTAAATATAAACTAGCTTGTAATATATGTCTTGTAGCAACGTTTGATTGATTAGCAGCCATCTTTTGCAGCCCTACTAAAGCGTTTTTATCTGGAGTACTTCCATCTCTCGCTTCATTTAAACCAGTTACGTCTCTAATCATCTGTAAGTAATATTGATACGTATTAATTAAAGATGCTATTTTTCCTTGGCCTGAAGACGACGTTAATTGTTGAACTGGTATTTTACCTCTGTTCATATCTCCATCTTGCGTAAGTGATCTACCTACAACACTACCGGTTTGAAAATACATATTCAATGCTTCCGCTGGACTGTACGAGGTTCCATTACCTAAATCAACTTCTGCTAAACCGTCCATATCTAAGAATACCCCGTCTGGAACTATCTTAGCCATTACTTGCTGCAACTTCAAATGAGTCAGTTGAATCATATCTGCAAAACCTGTAATACGGCTTACTAAAGATTCAATTTTACCTTTGTACATTCTAGGTGCGCAAATAGAGTAGTTCATAGAAACTTTAGTTGTATCGGCAAATGGTCTTGTCATATTTTCAGCAAGTTCCCATTTAAGCATTTTATTATAACCTAAAACTTTTACACCTGAATATATAACCTCTATAGTTCTTGATACTTTTTTAAACGTATCATTTTCTGGGGGATTAAACTCATCTGTTTTTTCAATTGCTTTTTCTAAACCTTGATCTGTTTTTTTAATTTTAAAAACTTGGTTTCTGTAAGTTTTGTATTCAAAATATACTAAACCTACTTTATTATCGTCATGACTACTATACCCCGTGGTATAATCACGCGAACCTGCCATTTTTTCAATTTCTTTCATTTCCTCGTTACCAAGATGAGGAAACTCTTTTTTAATTTCAGCAAGAGTAACTTCTTTTGATTCACCTACATAATAAAGATCTCCAAAGTTAGGGTCTTCAGTGTATGAATAAACTAAATTAGCAGGGTCTACATAATCAATAGTTATACCTTCTGCTTTATTAAAATTAGTTTTAGTTGCTGCAATACCTATAGTAGTTAAATCATAATTTAATCTACGCTTTGTTAAAGTATACTTATTAGTATCTAACACAGTATTTATTACTTCTTCTTGAGCTATTTCTATATTCTGCTTATAGTCAAGCTGCATATATAATGAAAGTTGATTTTCATTTTCAGGTAGCATAGAAGGATCTTCTACGTTGTAAGTATCCATACCTAATTGAGACATCATACTTTCGTTGAATTCTCTAGTATTCATATCCGCAACAATGGCCGATACGTATTCTGTTCTTTGTTTATTAGATTCAGGATCTTGAGCAAATGCTTTTATATCGTAATTTTTTTGTGATATACCATTAACTACTATATCTACAAACTTAGGTATTACTGGTACAGGTTTCCAATCTAAATTCAAGTAAGATAAATCGCCGTTTATTGACAATTCATCTTTATATTTTTGAATGGACTGCTCACCTCTAGAGTATAATCTAAGCTGATGAAATCTAGCATAGTTCGACGAAAACCTGTTATTGGAAGATCTAGAACCTCCGAACCATTCGTGCTCTATTGCTCTAGCTACTCTTAATCCATACTCTAAACTAGCCTTTTCTTCATCGCTAACAGTTTGTGTAGGAAACGAGCTATTGTAATTAGTTTCTATCATTTATTTTATTATTTTCGAAATAGATCCGTTATTGTCGTATCTTTTAAAAGGTAAAGATATTTTACTTTTTTGCCTAGTAGCTACCGGTGTATACCTGTTTTTGTTACAAGCCATAATAGCTAAACCCGAACTTATAGAAGCATCGTGTTTTGTTCTGTTATTTATATTAAACTTTGCCCAGTCTTCTAAGGTTCTTTGCATGTACATATTCCCATAACCTTCTCCTAAATAACCAACGTGGGTCTCTATATAAGATTCAATAGCAGCTGCATGAGCTTGTTTTATATCTTCACTTGAATTTGGTATACCTCCAATTTCTTTTTCTGTTACAGATAGTTTATTCCAAACTTTATCTGGTCTGTTCATACTGTAACCTCTATAACCTCTTCTTTTAAAATGATACAGTAATCTAGGTTTATTGTTTTCTGCTAGTATTGGCATACCATAAAACACGCAAGCCATAAGTACATCTTCAAAAAACATTTCAGCAGTTTGCGGTCTTGATATATACTCTAAGAAAAAACAATTAGGCGGAGCATCTTCCATACTGAATTTAGTTAATCCATGTAAAGCCCCGTTAGAACCTCTTTTATCTACTGTACCTGATATATCGTAGCTGTCACACCCAAACGCACCCATATGTTCGTTTCCTGGGTATTTAGCACCATTCTTTATTATCACCTGATTTTGAAGATTATTCGGAGGAACCCAAGATATTTTAAATCTACCGTCTTTATTAGGGTAAAATACTACTCTAGTATCTTTCATTCCGTTCTCCCAAGCAAAGCTACCTGTTGTAACTACTGCTGTATTTTTTAAATCTTCATTATAGTCTACTTGTTCATATATCTTAGTAAGATTAAATATAGACTCTTTAGCTTCATCTCTAAAAGCGTGCTTTTCTGTTCTTGGAAACTGACGGTAGTATTCGTTTAATCCGTCTTGATCGTTCTTTAAACCATCTACTTCATTTTCCCAATGCTCTATTACGCCATAATCTATTAACTCTCCGTCGACTCCTTTGACTGGTTTTTCGGGAGTGTCGAATACAGGTAATCCAAAAGTGTCAATGAATCCTTCGTAGTTCCATTCCATAGGTATGAACAAAGAATATAATCCTGAGCTAGTCTGTCCATTGCGGTTCCTTTTCTTAACATCTGAGGCATTGTATAAACTTTTAAAATTATTACCACCTTTTTCTAAAGCATTTGATGTTGATCCCATCATACACTTACCTATAACTTTTCTACCTAATCTTAAACAGGTTTTTGTAACTCTCCAGTTATTTAATATGTTATCCGGCTTTTCCCATTTACCACTTTCATCATGAACTAATAACTTTAGTTTTTCACCATCATAAGAGTTGTCCCCTGTGTTTTTCCAGTCAATCGTAGTATCTAGTCCTACAATTTCTTCTAACTTATCTTTAGAACCTAATTTTTTTCTAGTTAATTTACTAGCAGGTACTCTATACGCTAATTCTGTTTTAGGACGATCCATACCGTCTTGTATTGGTTTAAAGAAAAACGGGTAGTTAATGGAAATAGGTACTACCTTGTCTGTAAACATTTTTTTTGCATCGCTACCTGATTTAGAAAGTATACCAAACCTAGCATCACTAGACATAGTTGCTTGGTGAACTGTTTCAGATGATGACATAAAAGAAAAACCAGAACGTCTATTTTTAAGGTAACACATTCCATAACTTCTACTATCAGCTTTACAAGCTTCCCAAAATATAAAAAATAATCTATTTGATTCTCTAAAGTCAGGATGCCCTACGTCAATTTTAGTCCATTGCAAGTACATATAATGCGTACCTGTAATATATGTTGGTTCACCGTTATTATAAAACCAAAAACCTTCTTCTCTGTATGTAAATTGCTGGTCTATGTAATCAAACCATTTTTCTTTAAAATCTAAAGGATAATCTTCCCAATCAAAAACACTTTTTATTTTTGTTAGTTCTTTTGGATATTCTGAAGCCTCCCAGAATTGTTCTTCTTTCTTAGCAGAACGTTTTTGTACATTTTTTGTTGCTTCTGGTAAAGCGATTCTAAGATTTTGGATATTATATATTTCTCCAATCTTTCCAGTTTTGCTAATAACCACGACGTCATAATCAGCATTGTAACCATATTCCCACTTTTTATAGCGATTCATTCGCTTTATTACCTGAGGCTTGATGTAGTTTTCTTCTACACTATATAAAGTTTGCTTGTACATCTTATTTAGATCTACGTTCTGCAAAACCCTTAAAAGCTTTTTCTTCCTTTTCTTCTTTAGGTTTTTCGTTTAACTTATCTTCTTCTTCCTGTATTCTTTGTAAAATTTCAAAAGCATCAAATATAGCTAACTTTTTTGTTGCTGCAGCATTTTTTAATCTGTCTGCAGAAATATCATCATCAGAATCTACAATAGCCTCTTTAGCTACTTTAATTAATTCTTCAACGGCTATTTGCCCAGCTAGGATAATATTCTTTTTCGTTTCCTTTATCTTCATACTTAATTACAATATCATTAGATTTCATACAATATAAACGCTTATTATCAAAAACAAACTCAAACTCAGAGTTAGGTGTAAACCCTATTAAGTCTCCTGGAGTTATTTTAAGCGCCTCTAAGGACTTGTTACCGTATTTTAGTATACCAACAAGTTCCTTTTCTTTTTGATCCTTTAAAACATCTGTTTCTATCACAGGTGCAACGAAACAATAGTGCATATTAGTATGCCACTCTCCGTTTACTTGACACATATATATTTGATCAGGACTAGCAAAGTACATATTGTCTTTAAAAAATGTAGAACCGTTTTTTTCTACGCCTCTAACGTCGTACCATCTTCTAAATATGTTGTGATGTACTATTACTTTATCACCTGGTTTTATATCTGTTTTTAAAGCAGAAGGTGTTGAAACAACAACAGCCTCTTTGCTAACGGATCTCCAATCTTCTACTCTTGTATTAGTAATAAGATTTTTATCGCCTACCTTTACTTGATTATTATATCTATCATTTAAAGGTCTTATAATAAATTGACCTAAGCTATTCATTAATACTCTAAATCGTATTCAACAGATATAGCCATGTTGCAATTAAACTTTTTCCAAGGTAATACTTCATCATTCTTTTTAATATGAATACTGTAAGAACCATCAGCTTCGTCGTGCAATATAGCTTTTATGATATGACCACCATACACAGACTGATTAACAGCGTAGTGCATGGCGTCATTTTTATAATCTGAGCCAATACTTATTTTTCTAATTATCTTGCTCATCTTCTTTAATTTCTGTGTACTCACCAGTTTGTAAATCAATATTTACATTACCGTAAGTAGCTTCTAAGTCTTTTTTAATATCCTCTATTTGCGCGTTAACTTGAGCAAACGTGTGTAACAGCTCGTGTTTTTTAGCCTCTAACAAACCTAAGTTTGTAATAATGCTATCAGCTTTTTGTTGTTGAGAAATAATTGACTGTAATTCCTGTTCTTTAATTTTTGCCATAATTTAATTTAATTTAATTTTATTTTTATAATCACCTATAATTTAATAATTTAACTTATTAAAATTTTAAATCTTGATATTTAAGACCTAAAAACCCGTGTAT